CGGAACGGTAACTACCTCCGCAAGAACTCCAAGCCCTTGTTCGTGGTGTTCGCAGACGAGCAGATTGAGTACGGCGACGAGAAGGACGAGAAGAGCGAAGGACGCTCCATTATGCAGTACCCGAAGGGCAGCAGCGCGGCATACGTCACGTGGCAGCAAGCCGTGGAGAACCTCAAGTTCTACGTGAGCGAACTGCGCAACTCCTTCTTCACGCAGTTGCAGTTGCCGGATTGGTCATACGAGAAGATGAGCCAACAGGCGATGAGCGGAGAGAGCCGCAAGCAGCTGTTCATCGACGCGCAGTTGAAGGTGAAGGACGAGTCGGGTCGCCTGCTTGAGTTCTTCGACAGAGAGGTGCAAGTGGCGAAGTCCTTCCTCAAGAGAGCGATGGGCGAAAAGTATCACGCAGCCATCGACGCGCTCCCGGTCGAGAATGTTATCACGGCGTTCACTATCTCCGACGAGAAGGAGAAGATTGACAACCTCATCGCAGCCAACGGCGGCAAGGCTATCATGAGCCAGCGCGAGTCCATCGAAGCGTTCGGACATAGCTCCGACGTTGACCAAACGCTTGAGGAATTACGGCAAGAACGTGAGGAAAGTTCCTTCAATTTGACGCTATGAGAGTGATTGATACCATAGAAGGCTGCACGTTCGAGCAGAGCGAGTTCATCAGAGGAAACAAGGCGTGGAAGGCTGAAACTCTGTACTTGTTTGCCAAGGCGAAGGAGTACCCCGTCCGCGACCTTCCTCTATGGGCTGTTGACCTGTCCGACGAACCGTTCGATGCCCGTTCTCTCGCCCTGTTTATTATGCAGGCGAAGCGAGTTCAACAATGCTCTCTTGAGCATCCTATCATCCTTGACGACGCAGGGCAGATTGCAGACGGATACCATCGTCTGTGCAAGGCGATCCTTGAAGGTCACGAAACCATCAAGGCGATACGGCTTGAGGAAATGCCTGCGCCGGACAGAATAGTGGAGGACTGATTATGGCAGCGAGGAAACCCATACGGAAAGCAGTTGCGGCAGCGGTGCAATATACCTGCCGTGACTGCGCCAACTCGTACGACTACCACGAGCGCGGCTGGGACGGCAAGCCCTTCCTATGCCGCTGCCCGTTCTACAAGGACGGCAAGTTCTCCCTGTTCCTGACAGACAAAGCATGTAAAGACCATTTTATCCTACGTATTCATGGCACGAGTGAATGACCCATACGAACGGCAGCATATAGCCAATCTCGCCAAGTATGCACGCCTGATAGACGAGATATTCAAGTCGGCTACCCGTGAGGCGGCTTCTATCGGCTCGTTAGTGCGCAATTTCGACACCTCTCGCGTGTTTTCCTTCCAAGACTACCCGATTACACACGACAGCATCCAATCGTTGCTCTCGTGGCTCGCTACGGGCTTGGAAGTGGCAATCACGAACGGGGTGCAGTCCGAATGGACGCTGGCGAACAACAAGAACAACGCTCTCTCGCAGCGGGTGTTCGGTAACAACGTCGGCAAACTGACACAGGCGCAGTACCGACGCTATTTCTCCAACAACGACGAAGCGCGGCAGGCGTTCCTCTCCCGGAAGGAGCAAGGACTGAACCTCTCCGAGCGCGTATGGCGGTATGCCAACGACTTCCGCAAGGACATCGAACTCGGCTTGGACGTAGGCATCAGAAACGGTCTCGACGCGGACGCTATGAGCCGCGAACTCCGCACCTTCCTACAGCAGCCGGAGAAACTCTTCCGCAGGGTGCGTGATGAACACGGCGAACTCGTCCTCTCACAGCGCGCTTCCGAGTATCATCCCGGACAGGGCGTGTATCGTTCCTCTTACAAGAACGCACGCCGCCTTGCTGTGACCGAGACGAATATGGCATACCGTACTGCAGACTATGACCGTATGCAGGAACTCGACTTCGTGGTAGGCATCGAAATCAAACTCTCCAACAACCACACCACCCGCGACAGCAAGGGCAACATCATACCCCTGCACGATATCTGCGACGACCTCAAGGGTCGCTACCCGAAGGACTTCAAGTTCACAGGGTGGCATCCTCATTGCCGCTGCCATGTCGTGACCATCCTCAAGACGGAAGCCGAGTTGATGGAAGAGAACCGAGCTATCCTCGCAGGCGAAGAACCTTCCCACGATAGCGTGAACGCCGTTTCCGACGTGCCGGACAACTTCAAGGGCTGGGTGAAGGACAACGCCTCTCGAATAGCAAGGGCGCAGTCTGTACCGTATTTCATGAGCGAGAATCTCGACCGCGTCTCGGAAGTATTCACGGCGATGCGTCCCGGTACTAAAATGGGAGATAACGCTCTCGGAACGCTTCTTGAGTATGGCATGGAAATGCGAGACCGTGATCCGCGCTTAATTGCTATTTGGAACGAAATGTCAAGAAGCGACCTGACGGACATTGAAAAGACGGTGCTTGCGAACCAATACAAAACTATCTGCGCCAACTACACTATTGCAGACCTTCGCAGTTGGGGTATGTTGAGTGACGATATGGTTGTAGCGCGCTTGGAACGCGAGAACGTGATGCAGGAGAGTTTCTTCTTGCTTACGAGCGACGGAAAGGACTTTGTACGCGTCAAAGAATTGCGTACGGATATAGTGGTAATCAAGGACAAGTACGGAAAGGAGTTCGCATACCCTGTAGGCGTTCAGAAGGAAAACGTGCTGTTCAGCGCAGCAGAGGCAAGCGAGGTGATAGCCGGATACCCGCCGTACCTAAGACAAGGAATAAAGCGCGTCACCTTCTATGACCACGATTGCCCATTAGACCCGTATTGGAAGAAGGAATACAAGAACCCGAACCATGTCAGTCTCGCTACGGACGGCGGTCGTACGGTCTTTTGGCACTCTCCCGGAAGCAAAGAGGACTTCCGAGGGTACTTGGCGCATGAGGCGGCGCATATTCTCGACACGTACGAACATAAAATATCATCTTCCGACGGTTGGCTTGCAGCCGTAGCAGAAGATGATAAGTATTGGGCAGCACATGGCTTTCCAAGTTTCCGTGTGTCAGACTATGCTAAAACAAACGATGTGGAGGACTTTGCCGAGTGTATGAAAGCATACATTACAAGGCATGAGAACTTCAAGAACTTCTTCCCGAACCGCGCTGCGTTCATAAGGAGACTTGCGCAGGCTCTATCTGGTCACTCTCCGAGTTGACCGTAGGTCTCGTTGATGCGGTTCCCTTCGTTGGTGTACTCTACGATGTTCACGAACTTTGCGCGAGCCTTCTCGCACGGGTTGCGGTCGGCATCGTAGTAGTACGCTATCGAATAGTCACCGCCACTCGGAGTCTTGTGGACGTGCTTCTCCGAGAAGCGCGGATCGGCTTCTTGTTTCTTGGTAGAAGGTTTGCCTACAAAGGCATCCAAGCGGCGTTGTAACATGTCATCTGTCATAAGGCATTGAAATTTGCTGCAAAATTACGAAAAAATTTTGACATCTGCAAATTTTTCGTCAATTTTCTTTCGATAGCACGGTCTCGCATGTGCATTCGTACACGAAACGCGGGTACAGAGCGTTCTCACGCTGCCGGACGATGAACTCGAACGTCGGCTTGTTATCAACTTTCGCTTCGCTCATGTGGAACGTCCGGCGTTGCCCTTCGACATTGCTGATACCGTCTATCAGGTGCTGTACGAAGTCTATTGCAGAAGCGCGGTCTTCGAACACGCCTGCGATACTCGATTGGGTTGCGCTCATAACGTCGTAACCGTGTAGGTTCAGAAACACTTTCTGTTGCACTACATAAACTTGTGATTTCTTCATAATTTGTAGTTGGTTAAAATTGAATTGTTAGTTGTTTGTCGAGGTATGGCGAGAGCCAGCATTCCTTGATAAGTCCGCAACGCTTGTCGCAATCATCAAGGCAGCATAAGAGGTTCAAGCCGAACTCATCATCTACCATACGCCCGTTTCTCAATACTGCTTCCATAGGTCAAAAGTCAAATGATAATTGTACAGGCTGCTTCCGCTCCGGCTCAACGATCGGCGGCAGCGGTTTCTCCTGCGGAACTTCCTCGACAGGCTCCGGCTGCACATCCTCCGGGACGGCTCTCGGCTCCTTACTGCGTTGCGTTGGGCGTTCGTACAGCACACCGCATTCGAGCAGTTTCTGCGCAGTCTTTTGCCGTTCCTCGTTCAGGGCGTTCAGGTCGTCGTCCTTTGAGTACTGCCACACATAGGACATCCACTTGCCGAATACCCTTATGCGGTCTATGTGGTATGTCCTGTATATGTCAAGCGTGAGCGTGTTACCCCACTCAATATCACCGCGTCCGCTATTCAAGCACACGTTGAGCAGCGTCATACGGGTACAGCGTTCGTCCAGGTCGCAGCCGTACAGGGTCGGTTCTGCATTATGCCGCTCCCTCGAACTCTTCATTCCGGCGAGCAGGAAACGACCGCTGCCACAAGTTGGGTCGCAGATGCTCTCACCTACGTTGTCCGTGATTTCAGCCATGAACTCGCAAATGTGATCCGGCGTGAAGAACTGCGAGTTCGCTCCGTGGCTGATACGCTCCATGAACATATCCCCAAGGCAGTCGTGGTAGCCCTCGGATAACTCACCGAGCATCAGCAGGGCATCAAGGTACGCCTGCTCCCTTCTATGTGCTTCGAAGTTCTCCATCTGTTCCTTCGTCGGGTTGGCGAGGAACGGGAACAATGCAAAGTCGATGAAACTGTCGAAGTTGTTCACGAAGCCGCGCGAGCCGTCCAGCCGCGCTATTTTCTCGCCCAATGTCTGTTCTTGCCTGTTCATTATTAGTCCTTTCTCACCCTATATAGGGGGCGTTTTTTTAGTACGATAGTACTTTTTTTGTTTCTATCCTTTCCTTATCCTAATCCTATATCCTATTCCTATTCCTTATAGGTATTGTATTAGTATTGATTTGCTATTATTTTGCTTTTGATTTGCTATTGTAGAACTCGTCTGCGTGTCCGGCGTTTACGTGCATTTTCCCGCAGGCTTCTGCCTCGGCGCGGCTCTTTAACACGCCACACCATCCTTCGTATTTGCCGTTCTTGAACAGTTTTACCTTGTAATTTGCCATAATTTTACTGAATTTTATGAAGTAATTAGGGGCGTTTTTCACAAATTCCGTTAGGAATTATTATGTTTTACTTCTTCCTCTACTTCTACTTCTACATTAACATTTACATATACTTCTACAAGTTAGATTTGTTATACTTTGTTAAGTTTGTTAACATTTGTTAGTTTTGTTAGTTAACAGACAAATCTATCCCGTACAGTAAGCGCACGAGTTCGTTGGCGTTGTTTGCCGCACTCAACGCAGAGCAGCCGTGGTAGTTGCGTGCCATTAGTTCCATAGCCACTCTATCCCGGAAGCGGTACAGGTACTCACTCTTCCTGTCCTCACCGTAGAACGCCAACGACAGCTGCGTGTCCGGCTTCTCCGGCTTCTCCGGCTTCGGTTCTGCAGGCTTGGATAGGTTCTTCTCCAACTTGGACGGTTCCAACTGGTCGCAGATAGCGACACGGAAGCCTGCACGAACGAGTTTCGGCAGGTAGCCGTCCAAGGCGTGGAACGGGAAGCCGCACATGTGTACACCGTCGCCGCGATGGGTCACAGTAATGTTCAGAACCTTGCTTGCCTTGTCCGCGTCCTCGTGGTACATTTCATAGAAGTCACCACAACGGAACAGGAGCAGCGCGTCCGGGTACTGCTCCTTAATCTGTTTGAATTGCTCTAACATAGTTGCCATAGTAATAAAACGGGAAATGCCCTCCCGCACCGTTTTCTTGGCGCGAGAGGGGCGATTGAACATTAAACAGCCAACTTAACACGGTTGAGCAGATTGCCGCTAATCTCGTGCAGTTCGCGTGCGCGCTCCGGCGTTACCTCGCGAGCGTGTGCCGTGATAGCCTGCGTCAGTTTCCACAGGGTAGCACCGCCTGTAACACCGTCGTCGGGGTTGTTGTTCATCAGCAACTTCTCAACGGCTTGCTGCTCCGCTTTCAGGATAGAGCCGTTGGACTGCAGTTTCTTCAACTCCCGGTCGAAGTCCACCTCAATCTCGGACGCTCCCTGTATCTCCATCGCCTTCTGCATTATGTTGTCTTTGGAGTACAGACCACGTGTGAGGTCGCGTACTGCGGACACGGTCGTCTCGGTATCGAGTTTATAGGTGCGCTCCGAGAGGGCGAGGCTGTCCGGCAACTTGCTTCCGAGGTGTACCTGCTTCATGACGCTCTCGCGAACCATACCGTTGAGGCAAGCCCCGTTGAGCAGGAAGGTACGCATATCAACAGCACCGTCGCCGTAGTCAGAGGTGGAGAACCGCGCTCCAGCGAAGATAATCACCTCGCCGTTGTTCCGTGTCGGGATGGAGATCGGTGTCGGCAGGATAGTTTCAGCCCACACCTTCGTGTCGGTCATGTAAGCGTCCGAGATTACGGCTCCCTGTCCGGCGGCTTCTTCAACGAAGGCGGTCAATATCTGTACCGAGTTGAGACGGCGGTACGAATCAGAGAGGACACCACGAACCTGCGAACCTACGGTACGCACGAGAACGCGGCTGCGCTGCGTCCAATCCGAGTGCTGGTTGAGTATCTCGGCGGCGAGCAGCATCTGCCATTGGTCACCCGAGGCGAGCGTCTTGAGGTAACGGCTCGGAATGCCCATACGGTCGGCAAGTTGTCCTACTGCGTTCGCGTGCAGGCTGAACTCACCGTCCGGCATATTCATACGCAGACCGTCCTCGCCTGCGAAGGTGATTACAGGACGTTCGCCTGCGTGCTTGAGGTTAACACCCAGCGGGGCGATGTAGTCCTGGGCAATCTTGCCCTCGTTCACGAGGCGTTCCATCGTTGCCGCTACTCCGACAGCCTTGCCGTCAATCATGTTACGAACTTTGTTCATTACGACTTCATTGAGTCCTTGTTGCATTGTTGCATCCATTGTTGTGAAAATTTAATTGGTTGATATTAGGGTTGATTATAATACAATTTCGTTCAGGTCGATAACGAGGCGAGCAATGTCGCTCAAGCCGTTCCGACCTTTGTTGTTGGAGTGCGTGTAGTTGATGTTCACGTCTCCGACGAGTTTATTCAGGTTCGCGTCGATCCAAAAGATAATATAAAGAGACGCGTCCTCGAACATCGCGCATAGAAGCGGCGTGGTGGTCATTTGGGCGCGGGTCGCGCTGTAGCCATTGATGCGTTCCTCGTCGGCGGTGAGATACAGCCTGCCGGAGCAGATTTGCCATTTTGCGTCGAAGTACGCTCTCACTCCGAGGGCGTTGAATACGTCGTCACTTACACGTTGTTTCAGTTTGCCGTTAAGCAGGGCGGCTAATTTGGTTGCTTGTTGTTCGGTCATCATAATGCTGTTATTTTGATTGGTTATTGATTACTTGTTGTAGAAGGTTACTTGCAGACCCCGACGGAGTTTGCAGACGCACTTGTTTGATACGAGGCGGTAAGCGCGCTCCAAAAACTTGTTCGCAAGTTCCTCGCCGATGAGGTTCACCAGACCACGAACGCCCACGAGGGTATTCAGGCGATTACCACACGCGTCTGTTCCGTACACCTTAATCCGAAAATCGAGATTGATTTCTTGGGTGGGATAATTCAATGTAATTGTTGTCTCTCTCATATGTTTGCTGTGTTTAGTTGGTTATTTCGTTTCAAAATTCGCTGCAAAATTACAAAAAAATTTTGAAACGTGCAAATTTTTCGCGAAAAAAATGCAGAAAAAATGAATTTTTTTCGTAAAACGTGGAAAGCACACCGAAGAAAATTCGCGAAAAAACTTCATTTTTTTGACGAAAAATTTGCATATATGAATTTTTTTCAGTACTTTTGCAGCCGATTTTAATTCACACCCATATGAAGAAACAAATTTTAGACGCGCTGAAAGCCAAATTTACGGGGGTCAGCGAAGCAATTTTGAACAGGATAGCCGAGAAATTGGCGAAGACTGTTACCAAGGAAGAAGATGTTGCAACCGCTGTTGAGGGGGTAACATTCCAACAAGTTCTCGATAGTTACGGTGACAGCCGTGCTACCGAAGCCCAACAGACTGCAGTTCGTAATTACGAGCAGAAGTACAATCTGAAGGACGGCAAAGCGATTGAGGGGGGCGGCAAGCAGAACAACCAACAGCAACCCACCGATGGTGACACTCCACAATGGGCGAAAGACCTTATCCAACAGAACCAGCAACTCACCGAGCGGCTGAACAAGATGGAGTCGGAGCGCACCAGTACAAGCCGGAGAGAGGAACTTAACGCGATCGTGGCGAAGTTGCCGGAGAACCTCCGCAAAGCGTATGCCCGTGTATCGGTTGACAAACTTTCCGATGAGGAATTTGCGCAACTCAAGACGGACGTAGAGAGCGAGGTGGCTTCTATCAGCAACGACCTGAACGCAAGAGGGGCTGTTTTCGGAATGCCTAACAAACCGACCGGGAAGCAGAACGCAGGCGGCGGTTCCGCAAAGGAAGCCACCGACGCAGAAGCCGACGCGGTTGTTGGCAAAATGAACCTTTAATGTTTAACAATCCAAATTGCTACAACTATGTCAAAAGCAACAGCAAATTTGAACAAGGACGGTTTGGAAGTTCAAATGGGTAACGACGATATCGTCATCGTCAAAGCCCTTGGCGACATTCCAGGCGGTCGTACGTTGGACGTATCGGGTTTGCCTTCGGACATGAAAGTCCTCAAAGCGGGTCACATCATCATCAAGAACTCCGAGAACTTCAAGCCGCTGCCCCTCAACGCAGGTGGCACCGCTTACGCTTCTCTGCCTGCAAGCCACTCCTACGTGGGTGTCCTCAAGGCGAGCATTTTGGTGAATGATCCGCGCGCTGCCATCATGACCATCGGTCAGGTGAAAGCAGCTGCTTGCCCGTACACAGTAACCGATGGCATCAAGAGCGGTCTGCCGCGTATTGAGTTCCTGTAAGCCATCAAGTGTAGAACCATTAAATTAGTGTACAACTATGTCTAAGCAACAGTCATTATTCCCCGAATTGGTGGAAAAGTACTTCGGCAAAGTGGTCGGCAAAGTCACCGAGAAGTACAACGGCGAGAATAAGAAGCCTGAGTTGCTGCACAAGACCATGCTTACGGAGGAATACTCCGCAGACCTGTCTTGGGGCTCAACAGAGTTGAACAACGTCATTTTAGCCGCAGACGTTGTTTCGATGGACGCTTCTATTCCGTTGAAGAAACGCGGCAAAATCGAGAACGCTGCAGGAAAACTCGCCAAGGTTGCCCTCAAGTACCGTAAGGGAGAGAAGGAAATCAGCGACCTCAACATCATGATTTCACGCGGCACGGACGAAGCCACCATTGCCAGCAAGGTAATGAACGACGTTCCCCGCTGTATCGGTGGTATTGAGTACCGCAACGAAATGCTCTTTGAGCAAGCCCTTTCGACGGGTGCTATGCTCGTAGAGGAAGGCGAGGAAAACGAAGGCGTAGGTGTTCGCGTTACCTTCGTACCGAGCGCAAACGAGTGCAAAGCACTTGTTGCCGACTGGGTAGGTCACGCAGACATTGCAACTCCGCACGAGGATGTTCAGCAACTGTTCGACAAAGCAGATGCCGACGAACGCTCCATTGGTATCGTCATGATCTCCAAGAAGTACTTCGAGGCATACCGCAAGTCCCGTTCCGGTAAGGAACTCACAGCGAACTTCCAGCAACGCGAGTTTACTGCTACAACCGTACTGCCCACTCCGGGTCGTTCGTTGTTCAAGCAGGCTCTTGAGGATGAGTACGGAGCAGAGTTCCGTATCGTTAACAACACCTTCAAGGTACAGAAGCCGGACGGCTCCGAGAAGACCGTTCGCCCGTGGGTTGAAGCCAACGTCGTTGGTATTCCGCAGGAGAACATCGGACGTGTCGTTTACGGTACTCTTGCCGAGGAAACCAATCCTGTTAACGGTGTGGACTATCAGAAGTCCGGCTCGTACATCCTTATCTCGAAGTACTCGCACAACGACCCGTTGGAAGAGTTCACTTCCGGTCAAGCACTCTGTCTGCCCGTCCTCGACGGTGCGAGCGGTATCTATATCCTCCACGCAGACGAGGTAGAGACAGGCGCAATCAGCGTAGCAGATGGCGACGACGATTTGAGTTTCACCAAAGCAAAAGAGACGCAGAAAATCAATGTCGAGTACAAAGGTAATGCTGCGAACCTTTCTGTAGAGGCTGACCAAGCGTTCGTGACCGTATCGCTGAAGGGCAACCTTCTGACCATCACTTGCGCTGCTAACAGCGAGACGAGTGCTCCTGAACGTACCGCAACCGTGACCATCACGGATGGTGTTAACGAGTGTGAGATTGCAATCACCCAGGCTGCTAACTCCTAATCGTTCTTTGACCTATGACGACGCTCGAAGCACTCAAGGGAATCAACTCCTATCCCATACCGCAACGCACGCTTGAAGAAGTGGCGGCGCGGCGTGAGGTAGTGCTTACAGCCGAGGCAACAGTAGAAGTTCTGCGAGGCAGGGCGTACAACCTTGCCTATGCAGACTTGCTGCTGTGGCTATCCTACGCTCCGCAGATTACGCAGGGCGGGCAATCGTACAATTTCACGGACGAACAACGCCTGCAGTTCCGTAACCGCGCGAGCGAGATATTTGAGGAATACGAGGACGAGAGCGCGCGAAAGCCGCGCTATGGCTACAAAGGTTCGAGGCTATGATTATACAGAACGGTACTATACAGGCAATCGGGATGTCCGGCGAAGGTCAGTTCAACGAGAAGGGCTATCCTGTCAAGCGAACGACGGAAGTAGTCGGAGACGCTATCCCGTGCCAATATACTGCCAATCAGTACAACAACTTCGGACGCACGAAGCAAGGCGAGTCTTTCGTAGCGGCTCAATACTCAATCCTCATCGAGCAACCACAACAACCGTTTACTGCAACGCGCTTGCGCCTGAAAGATATGGCAGGTACGGCACTCGGAGACTTCTCCATCGTGTCCGTCGAAGCCCTCGAAGGCGTTTGCCAACTGCGGATAATCGTGTAACTGCGAGAGAAGCGCGAGGAACAACGAACGGAAGCACGGTTGGGGAGTTACCCAATTAGCGGAAGATAGTTGCTCTCGCGTGAAATCTTGAAAAAATAACGCACCTATGGGAATACAAATGACAACTCCGATGTCTCAAATTGAGAAGTACATGCAGCAGCAGTTGAAACGCCAAGAACGGGCGATAGTCAATACGCTTGCATATGTCGGAGAGCAATGTGTGAACAAGGCGCGTGAGAATGGCAGTTACACCGACCAGACGGGCAACCTGCGCAGCAGTATCGGTTACGTGATTGCGGTGGACGGGCGAGTACGGCACGCAAGCGATTTT